ATTTAAGTGTGGTGCGTTCAGAAGAGCGCAAGAAGGCTCAACAAGAAGAGCGTTCCAGAATCACAAACATCAGCGCATTAGGCGCGCAACATGGTTGCGAAGATTTAGCAACAACATTAGTAGAAAGCGGAGCTTCAATTGACGAAGCAAGAGCCGCCGTACTAGAGCGCATCGGTGCAAAGCCTGTTGAAACTGTTTCTTCTATAGAAATGGATAAGAGGACGGAAGCTGATTACAGTATCGCCGCAGGTATTAAAGCTGTTTTAACTGGTGATTGGTCTTCTAAAGAAGCTGGCTTAATTAAAGAATTATCTTCTGAGGTAGAAAGATCAGGTATTTCCAGAACTGCAGAACGTAGTTTCTTGGTTCCTTATTCTGCCCTAACAAAGAGAGCAACAAGAGCCACAATGGTCACTAGTGGGGCTACTACAGGGGGTAATCTTGTCGCGGCTGATCATTATGCAGATGACTTCATTGAAGCATTAAGAGCTAACACAATAATGGTTGGCATGGGTGTGCGTGTACTTCCCGGTTTAGTAGGTGACGTGAATATTCCGTCTAGAACAGGAACGAGCACCGGGTACTGGTTAAGTTCAGAAACAACTGCAATAACCCAGTCAGAGAGCACATTTGGACAGCTACAGCTCGTACCAAAAAATTATGCGGCACTTTCTAAGTTCTCTAGACAGACACTATTGCAAGCAACTCCCGGCGTGGAAGAGTTGGTAAGACAAGACTTGATCGATACAATCAATGTTGGCATAGATGCCGCAATAATCGCGGGTTCTGGTAGTTCCGGCCAACCGACTGGTATCACTGGTACTTCAGGTATTGGTTCTGTTGCTATTGCCACTAATGGAGGTGCTATCACGCTTGAAACACTCATCAATTTAGAAGAGGAAGTTTTAGTTGATAACGCTGGTGGTGCATCAATGGGATATATTACCAATCCAAAAGTATTGTCAGAACTCAAGAAATTGAGGGCCGGAGGCAGCGCAAGTGGAGACGGTGCATTCTTATGGAACACTGACCCAGCGGCAATAGGTCGCGGCGGTACACCCGGAAGCATTAACGGCTATCCAATAGGCGTATCAACAAACGTACCTAGCAACTTAACTAAGGGTTCAACAAGTGGTGAATGTTCTGCTGTTATCTTTGGTGACTTTTCAAACGTAGTTCTAGCGACATGGGGCGCGGGGCTAGAAATTGAGATTGGAAATGATAGCGATGACTTTAGTAAGGCCTTAACAAGCGTAAGGGCGATTACTTCACTAGATGTTGGAGTAAGACAAGCAAGCGCACTCTCAGCCTGCTTAGACGTAACTACTTAATAACTTCTTTAACTGGGGGGTCTAAATGGCCCCCTTCTTTTTTTATAACAATGAAAATCTTTACTACTCGCGGTGTGATTGCTAGCGGTCAAGCTTTAGAAGCTGGCTCGGTTTATGACGTTAGTGACAAAGATGCTTCTACATTAATTGCAATGGGAAAGGCAAGAGAAGCAACAGCAGAAGACGAAGCCCCCGCATGTCCTCCAACTCCACCAGCAAAACCAAAGGCTAAAAAAGTTAAGCCAATTTTAGAAGAAGTACAAGATGGCACTGAGTGACGACCTAACAGGATTTTTTAGTGACTTTGCTGTTAGTGCTACAGCAGGGGATGTAACAGGTGACGTGATCCTTAATCAACCCTCTTCAATTGCATTTGATGGGCAAGTCATATTCACAGATTTTGTTGCAGTTGCTAAAACGTCTGACTTTGGTTCTTTAGTTGCTGGTGATGCTATCGCCGTTAATTCTGTTAATTATGTTGTGAGAGATAATCAGGCTGATTTGGATAACCTTACTTGTGAAATTTCATTATCTAAAGTCTGATGACTGAAACAAAGGAAACCGATAAAAAAGAAGAAAAAGAAGTTATTACTAACCCTGAAACAGGGGCTAAAACATATAAAGACGGTTCACCTTGGCTTTATAAAGAATGACAACTATTAGAGAAAACATATTAGATCAAATAAAAACGGCCTTAACAGGTACAACGGGCGTTTCTTCGAGGATCTACAGAGAGCGTGTCACGCCTTTAACGAATAGGTCACAACTTCCAGCTCTTGTCATTGAGCCTCTTTCTGATAATGCTAGTCACGCCTCAACGCTTCCTAAGATTGAATGGACGCTACAAGTAAGAATCGTTTGTTTAGTCAATGGCAGCGCAAGCACAACACCCTATGAAGCCGCTGACCCAACAATTGAATCACTGCATACAAATTTAACTTCAGATTTAACGCTCAACGGGAACGCTATTGATATACAAATTCAGAGTGTAGATTTTGAACTTATTGATGCTGATCAGGCATTAGGCGCGATTAGTTCAACGTATGAAATCAGATATAGAACAAGTCAAACCGATCTTTCTGCATAATTAATATGTAGACGTAGCAAATAGTATTAATATAGAAGCAACATTAATTTGAGCGTTTGAGGTTTTAACAAATGGCATTGCTGAGTAGATCACGCTTATTAGCCGTGAAGATTGAAAGTAGTTACGGAACCTCAAGCAACCCAGCTGGAACAGACGCGGTACTTTGCCGCACAATTGATGTTACGCCGATTGAATCGGAAACTATTTCTAGAGATGTAATCCGCAGTTTCCTCGGAAATTCAGATCAATTATTGGCGAATACAAGGGTTGCTATTACCGCAGAAATTGAATATGCCGGATCTGGTACCGCTGCGACTGCTTCAAAAATTGACGCGCTTTTAAGAAGTTGCGGTATGAATGTTCAGGCTTTAGGAAGTGCGGTTACTGGTAGCAGTCAGGCAGGAAGTGCAAACAGTATTACTCTTGCAGCATCAGGACCAAGTGCAACAGATGGATATTACGTCGGTCACAGAATTGAAATCACATCAGGTACAGGTAACGGACATTCTGGATTAATTACCGCGTATAACGGCACAACAAAAGTTGCAACAGTTGTAGCAAGTACAGCTACATTCGTACCCGGTTCATCATCAGGCTATTCAATCTCAGCAGGTAACAAATACGCCCCTGTAAGTTCGTCTTTTGAGAGTTGTACTATTAAGTTTAATAACTCTGGTGTCCAACATTTATGTACAGGCTGTCGAGGAAGTTTTTCGATTTCCCTTTCCACTGATTCGATTCCTACAATTTCATTTTCCATGACGGGGACATACAATAGTCCTACCGATACGAGCTTAAGCGGAACATATACCAACCAAGCAACGCCCGTACTCTTTAAGCAAGGAAACACAACAGCATCAGCCGTTCTTAATTACACATCAGCAGCGATTCAGTCACTGAGTGTTGATATGAATAATGACATTGTTTCTAGGGAATTAGTAGGAGCGGATAAGAGTGTGATCCTTACAAACCGTGCGCCAGCAGGTGAGCTTGTGATAGAAGCCCCAACTATTGCAAGTAAAGATTATTTCACCATTGCAAACGACAATACAACGGGGGTTGTTTCTTGCTTACACGGCACAACATCAGGCAACAGAATTGGTTTAGTAATGCCTATTTGTGACATTGGAAACCCAACTTATTCAGATAGCGACGGTATCCAAATGTTAAATCTACCCTTTGTTCCTACACCCGGCTCAACTGGTAATGATGAAGTTCAATTAGTAACGATGTAAACTTGCGATTTAAATAAAGTTGCTTAGTCTACGTATGGCTATTGTTTTCGAATGTCATTTGTTTTAAAAAGTTCAAGTTCTTATACTTGGCCCGTTACATTTTACCAACCTGAAAACGGCACAAGGAAGGAGCAATCATTTGATGCTCAGTTTAAACAGCTCCCACAAACGCGGATTAATGAGATTCAAGTCTTAGTACAAAAGCGCGTAAAGTCAATCCAAGAGGGGGAAGAGGACACCAGCGGTATCACTGATCAATCAATCGCTAATGAGGTGTTAGTAGGTTGGGAAGGTATAGAAGACGGAGAAGGCGCACCCGTTCCATTCTCTAACAAGACTAAAAAGCAAATCCTAGATATTCCAATGCTTGCCAGCGCGATTATTGAATCTTATTTTGATTCGTTAGTAGAGGCAAAAGCAAAAAACTAACTGAGGCGGCTGAGTATTGGTGTAATGGTCCACCGTCAAAAGATGGATTAGCCGAGGACGCCGCCGCCTTTGGTTTGACGTTGCCTGATGAAATGACACAATCAGATGATTTTGAAATTATCCCGCAAGCTCTGGAGGCAATAACTTTCTTTTTAAAAATCCAAACCCAATGGCGAACTGATCAAGGTGTTTTACTTGGTCTTGATTACAATGTGCTATTTAAGCTTATGGATATTGAAAAAGTTGAAAATCCTCTAGAGATTTTGTCGGACGTTCAGCTAATAGAGGCTAAAGTAGTGGAAATACTAAGCGAACGTAGTAAATAGAAATGGCTCTTGATATGACCACAGCCTTCACGATTAAGGCAAACGTAAAAGGGGAAGAAGAATTAAGAGGATTGCAAAAAGGTTTAAATCAGTTATCAGGTCAATCAAAGAAAACAGCAGGCGCAATGGATCGCCTTAAAATGGCATCTAAAGGTGCGCTAGGTGCATTAAGAACGCTTTTACCTGTTTTAGGTGTGGCGGCTTTTGCAAAGATGGGTAATGACGTACTTCAACTAGGCG